CATTTAGAATAGCTTTGTAAGTTCCAATAAATGGTTTTATGTTTGCTAATTCTAATAAGAGCTCTCTTCTTTTTTGGTTTAATAAAATATAGTCAGGAGCCATTTCAGTAATATCATGCTCCTTAAATAGGATAAAGTCGCCTTCATCTAGACTAGCTCCTAAGTTTTGTAATAGGACTCTTAACCTCTCATCTTCACCTACAACCTCACCGTAGAAAAAGATACTCGCAATGAGTGTACTTGTTGTTCCATCGTTATAATACACTAGAAGGGTGTTCTCGTGTCTTCCTTCATCTTCAGAATTAAGAGCAACGTTAACCTGTACCGCCTCATTATTTACGCTTGAAACCTGCTTTACTCCATTATTTGTACCAGTAACGGTTGAATTATCAAGGATTGAAATTTGCTGATTAGTTTCAACATTAATTTTAGTCAATCCATTTTCAACCCTTGCAGTATACATTATCAGATCATCTGAGGAATAAGAATCATTTTTCCATTTGAATACAAATTCGCCTGCAGTTTGAGTGTCTGATAGTGGTCTATTTAAATAGCGAGCACTATTATATTCAACATCTTCTAAAAAGAATAATGTTGCTGACTCATATAGTCCAGTAGAAACCTCATCAAGATACACAGAAGTTTTCAGTACACCATTCTGGTCTACTGTTGTGTCTAGAACATGATCAGTTCCTTTAAATATCTTTAAGTTATCAAACATTATTTAACGTTTGTGTCGTCTTTTTTAACAGTATAGTTTTTGTACTGTTGCATCATCTTTATTGATCGGATTAGATTCATTAAATAATCATTAATAAAACTAATAAAGTCGCTTATTGTCTGATTTCTCAGAACATGAGAAGACATGTTTCTTTGCATTAAACTTTCAGAGTAATCATAACCTAGGTTTAAACGATTATCCTTTCTAGTTTTTCTGCTAGAATAAAGCTTCTTTAGTTTATATTTTAATAGTCCTTTATATAAAGATTCCATTATAGTGCTTTTCTATTTGATGTCTGTACTCTTGTATAAATCTTTCTTGGTACTGGAGTACCGTCGAAGTTTATAGAAAGACATGATTCTTCATTAATTGCTGGCTCATCTTTGATTTCATCTCCATCACGATCTTGCCAACCTCCTCTGAATACTGCAATTTCTTCTTTGTCTAGAATAATATCACCCCATTGATCTAGACCTACAATATCAGCTGGAATTGAATCATTTTCAGTAATATTCACTTTAGTAACCTCTTCAATTTTCTTAAAGAATACGTACTTTTGTTTACCATTACCAATATCTTCAAGAGTTACTGGTTCCTGGGCTGCAATTGTAGTTGTAACTGATTCATAGTAACCTAGTCTTCTAGCAGTTTCTTCAGTTTCGCTTCTAAATTGAACGTTTACTGCATCAACCCCTTCAATTCCTTCTAGGATATAGATAATATCACTCTTTGGTAATTTATCCCTTCTTGTGATATTCAATAAGTATTCAGAAATAGCTACTCTAATATCATTTGCAATGTTTTCTTTACTAAATCCTTCAAAATATCTAACTGAAATATCCATTGCATATTTTCTAATTTGTGGTTTAACAAATTTAACTTCAGTTGTAACCATCATTTGACCACTGTCTTGTAGGACCTGTGTCATTTTATCATATTCATTCTGGTCAAAGAACATTTCTTGCTGTGGAATTGAGAAGTAGTCTTGATTCTTTGCAAGTTTTCTTTTAATATCTGGTATTGCAAAAATATAGATTACATTGTCATCGTCGATATAACCATCGTCAGCAGTATTATACGCATCAATATATGAGAAAATACCATATCTTGATAGGAAGTACTCATAGTTATCTGGAGTTGCTAATACAAATGACTTTGACGCAAGTGGTGCAATTACCTTTGTAAACTCAGTAGATTCTGGGTCAGCACCCATTTTCGGAGATGATGTAACTTCAACTGACAAGATTTCGTTTAGGTCATAAAAGTTACCAGCACTATCTTGACCTTCATCAATCCATTTAATTGTTAAGTCTTCAGCATCTTCAATATTACCGTTTGCTCCCTCATGAATAATGTACTCAATATCAATAATAGAACCATTAGCTGGAATTGTACCGAAATTATTAGTACCAAAGTAAACATCTAAACCTCCACTGATACCAGTTTTAACAATAAACCCTTTATCTCCGGCATTCATTTCATAAACTGAATTGAATTTAGTCCATTGTTCTCCATTAACCGATACTTTTACTAGGTTATGATCTGTTGTTCCTCCAGTTTGGATATTGTAACTTTGGAATGATTCACCATCACCAGTAACGCTTTGAGTTTCTGATCTACCCTGTACAATAACAACTTTAATCTTTTCTCTTTGATTCTTATTAATTCTAAATGCATCTCTTGATGTTCTTAACATATAAGAAAGTCCGTTTGCATCAAATTTAAGTTCAGCATTTGCTGGAATCGAGATCCCATCTCCTGCTAAATTAGTTAGGGCGCCTGACTGTGGGTTGATTCTAATTGCAAGTTCACCAGTAGCCGCAAATCCTCTGGTTGCATCATGTCCAGCAAGTCTAGCAAGTCCGTAGATTGATTCTGCTTGTTGCGCTGTGTATATGTTTTGTTCTACAGTAGAATCTTCAACATAGAATAATAATAGCTCAGAAATCTCTGAAAGAACCCTCAGGATTTGAGCAAACGGCGAAGCGTTAGTGAATAAAGTACCCGATCTTTTGTAGACTCTAGAAATATAGGTTCTAGTGTCATCAAAGATCTGAGAAGCGATTATCCTCGTCTTATTTAGAAATTTTTGTTCAGCCATTATCTAATTAATTTTTTATAAACTTGACACTGATATCATATATTGGCTATCGATTGTAATGTCAATAAATGCTTCGTCTCTTACCTCTCCTCTAATAAAGCTAACTTCAGCGTCTACTCTATATTTAGAAGCAAGTGGACAATATCTTGCTATTTGTTTGTCTATTTCATTTTTTACAACGAACTCATTTGCGTTAAGTTCATATAATAGGTCATTTAAACTGCAACCAAAATCAGCATCCCCTAAAACCTCTCCTTTATTAGTGAAGAGGATAGTTTCAATCTGTGTAATCAACTGATCAATTTCATTTTTTGAATGAACTTCAGTTGGATTATGATTGGGGTCGCCAATGGTCTTAATATACAGTTCCATATTCTATTTATTATAATTAGCCGTGGAACATCCAGTCAACACCTTCGTCGCCCTTGATTTCCTCTTTAATTTCTGCTAATTCTTCGTCTCCCATTGATTTGATCGCATCATAATCAAAGTCAACATTTCCAGGAAGCGCAAACTTAAAGATTCCAAGTTTAGCTCCTAAAGACTGTTTGATTTTTGCTGAACAATATCTAAAGAAAATTTCATCATTGTACAATGCACAATCTTCGATGGTTTCATATACATTAATAATCACATCACCCTTTGGAGTGTCTCCTAAAAACTTAAGCTCTCCAGTTAGTTGAGAATATGAGAATGAAATTGGGTTCTCTAAAATTTGTCTTGAAAGATCAAATAGAGACCTGTTAACCACATAGTACTGTAGGTTTTCTGCGAAATCTGCTGAACCAGAACCAGAATAAGCCCCTTTAAACATCATTCTTTCCATTCCAAAATCCCCTAGTGATGTAAATCTGATGTCTAGTCCAGATCCACCTCCATTCCATCCACTAGAAAGATCCCAAAGTCCAAAAACTGAGAATACTTGACCTGCGCCAGTACTTGACTTATCCGGTAAGTATAGTGATCTATTTTTTCTAAAGTATTCAGTTTCAAAAACATTATGTGGAATATGGAAGAAGTTTTCTCTTACCGAATACTCATAGTTTTTGTAGAACCATTTTCTAGCTCTTTTAATAATGTTCATGATTTCTCTAGTTGGAAGATTTACTGGAACCATACATGCACCAGTGATATCGTCTGCTAATTCATCTAAGAATGCATTTTCACAGTCTGTTCCAAAATCTCTTGGAGTACTTAATCCACTAGTACCACTTCTAATTTCGCTCATTTTACGAATTTATTTTTTTACTGACGACAACTTCTGTTTCGTCAAATCTTGTATTATCATCGATGAATCCTTCTCTAAAGATCCCTCCTATCATTTTACCCTTAAAGACCCCGTCTCTACCAAACACATAACAGTTCTTAGCAGTACAGCTTGCATGTACATAAGAAGATTCAATCTTAGAGTCTGAAACCTCAGTACCATTATACAGATTACATGTTTTAAGTACTGATCTTGTAATCTCACAGTTATGCATGTTTGAATTAAAAACGTTTCCATTTACATGACAATCAATTAAATCTACTCCATCAATTTCATAACATACTGGAAACTTTCCATCTTTAACCTGTACTCGACCAATATCAGAGTCATAATTAATAATACCTTCTACCATGCCACCAAGTGAGATTAAAGAAACTATTTTGTTTTTAATTCGATCCCACTGTAATCTAATCACAGCATCTACTTCTTGTAGATCGGACATTACCTCAATACTTGGATAGTGCTTCTTTAAGTTTGTGTAATCGCTAAGTATTTCTCTAAATGGTAAATTCTTATTAAGAATCTTTTTCAGTTCGATTTTATTAGTTTCAGTGAACTCAGGTTCTGAACATGATTTCCACATTTGAACAATAAATCGATCTACAAGATACAAAATACTATCTTGCTTATGTTCGTAATCTTTTCCACCAATATATCTAAATTCTAAGTAATTTTTAATCTTCTTATCAAAGTTTACTCCGTAGTATTTAGTATTTGGGAAGTTAAAGTTCATTTGAGAAATTAATGAACTATCAAAATAAAACGATTCATTCTTTGGCATTACCCATTTAATCGACTTAGCATAAATCGAATCTTTTCTATTTGGGAAAAGCTTGTAAACTTGATCTTCATTAAATTCAAGAATAAACTTAAGAGTGTTCATTTTTGAAATTGTATTCTTATCATCTAAGAAGTCTTTCTGAAATGAAAGGTTTAGGTGAATTGAAGATCTTTCAGTCGTGTAACCATTTTCTCTAATCCATGCAAGCATCTTAATAATCATGATTCTTGCATTTCTGTATGGAATTGCACCGGTAACCAGTTCAATTAGACCTTTACCGCCGCTCATATCTGGTTCCATTTTAAATGTCTTATCATCTGGCTGGAAGTCAGAATGGGCCTTCGTTTCTATACGAATATCACGACCTAGAAGAACTTTGAGCATATCTCTTGTTTCTTCTAGGCCGTGATTAGAATAAAATTCAAACTCAACACCTATCTGTGAGGCGTTCAAGATTGATAATTTATCAGAATTTCTATTTAATGTCTGCATCGACTGATTATGATATTATACACTTATTAAGTATATATCACATTCAGAGATGTGTTAAATTATTCTGGTAATTTAAGGAAGATCTTTTGAGCAGCCTTATCGATTCTATTAATCTGTACGGTAATTTTATCACCTGGATTATATAGATCCATAATTCCATCTTCAAGTTCGCTAACATGCAATAAACCAACTAAACCTTCTTCAACACTAATGAATAGACCATAGTCCTTTTTAGTTTTTACAGTTGCTTCAACATTACATGGTACTTTGAACTTTTTGTCAACATCTGACCATGGATTATCAATTGATTCAGCTTTTTGGCTTAGTGTAATCTTCGTGTTACTAATGATGTCTTTAATCCAGAAACTAATTGAATCTCCAGGCTTGATTTCTCTTGCCTTGAATTTCTTCATTGTTTCTTCATCTAAATCGTTAACGTGAATCATACCGGTTAGACAAGTATTAAACTCAACAAAGACTCCATATTTAGCAGTACCTGTTACTTCACCTGTATGTTTGTCTTCGATTGCAGCTTTAAGATTCTGAATCTCGGTTGGAATCATTGCTTGTAAATACTTGCGGTGAGAAACTACGATTGTACCTCTTTCTGGTGAGAATGATACTGGAACAACATACATTTCTTGTCCAATAATAGATTCAAAGTCATGTAGTTTATTAATTCCAGCTAATGAACCTGGCATAAAACACTCAACACCTTGAATAACTACAATATAACCACCATTCTCAATCATGTGACTAACTCTACCAACCCATGCAGTATCTGCAGTATCAACTCCAGCCTGTAGGTCTCTAAAGACTCTTTGCTTCATACCACCTGAAACAGATCCAGTAATGTGAGCATTGTTACTTGCCGTATCGTATCCGTCGCTTGTGATTAATACTGATACCTCATCACCTGGTTTGTAATCTTCGATAACATGTTGAGGTTCTTTTGACAACTGAACATATACCATTTCGCGGTAATCAACGTCGACTGTCATCCATTCAGAAGACACAGCATATACCTTACCATCTACAATTTCACCAGCACTTACGTTGGTTCTCATATTTTGAACACTATTATGTCCAATATATAAGTCATATAACTTTTGAGCATAAGGTTCTCTACAATAGATCTTATCCTTTAAGTTATTGGTTTTAATGTGTTGGTTGTGTTTGCGAGTATGTGTAATACAGGTTGCTTCGTATCCAATCCAGTCAAATGTTCCGTCTTCATTTAACCAAGATTCTTCTTCTACTCTTTCTTCTTTTGAATCAGCGACTGCTGTTTCAGTTACTTTTGCTTCTTCAGCCACTGGCTTAGTTAAGCGTTTTCTTTTGTTTTCTGACATTTATGTTTAAATTAAAAAGTGAGACAATGTATATATTCGTTAAATATTCTTATTTTCCAGGTACCACTTATTGTACTCTTTAATTACATTGATTTGTATAAGAGTCTCATCGGGAGTCACGGCTTGTTTTGCAAGGTCGTCTAAACTTGTCATATCTTCTAATGAAAGGGCGAAAGAGACTCCTAATTCATCTGCAAATTCTAAAGCAGAATCCTCGGTATAAACAGTACCTCTAATATTAAACTCGAATGGTTCTGGACTATTTGCTTCTTCCTCTTTTGCATCTGCTTTCTTTTCAGCATCGTCCATTTTTTGAGCCGATTTTAAAAGTGGTTGAGCAATATTACCAAGCTGCTTAATTGGGCCACTATTAGAAAGACCAAGCTGTCCAGCAAGTTTTAATACAGTTGCAACAGTTACCAAAAAGTCATTAATAACCTCTTTAATTTGACCGGTATTTACTTTTAGGTCCAGTGCCATTTTTGCAAAGTTAGGAACTCCAATACCTATCGTACCTGGGAGAACTGAACTTGCAATCGCTTGAGTTGCTGTAATCGGAAGTTTAACTGCCGTTTCTTTTGCCTTTCCAAGTGCTGCTTTTAGGTCTTTATACATTCCTTCAAGCGCCTCTTTTCCAGCACCATTCATATAGTAATCTTTTAAACTATCAACTTCAGCCTTAAAGTCAGCATCTGCAATTTGAGGATTTTGTCTTTTAATTTCATCCATTCCAACTTTAGTTGCAATAAAAATACCAACAACATCTTCGTATGAAGGTAAACCACTTCCACCTTTATTTAAAAAAGAATCAAGCGCTGCGCTTAAATTAGATCCTGGGGGAAATGGACTTGGTGGTGAAGCAGTTACAGTAGAACCTGGGTTTCCACCAGTACCTGTTGGCGTTCCAGTACCTGCCGGTGTTCCAGTTCCAGCTGGAGTTCCGGTTCCGGATGGAGTTCCAGGGGTTCCAGTGGGAGTTGGTATACCACCGCCTCCACCAGAAGAAGGTGTAGAAGGTGACGCACTCGGTGCTCCACTATTCCCATCATTAAGTGTACCTACTCCTAAATTATCTCCTGTTTTCTGATCAGCCATTTTTAAGGTGTTGATTTCTGTTTAATTTTACCCTCTCCTGAATTTTGACCAAGTTGACTCTTTAGTGCTTTACCCTGTATTGAAACAGGAGGCAGTGGTGGACTTGTTGGTCCCATTGGAGCAGTGTGAGTATGTGTTGTAATAAAGTCAAGCATCTTTTGTAGAAGCTTTGATAGTGTTTCTCCACGAACTGCTGGTTCAGAATCATCTGTCCCGCTTTCAGCAATAAAGATATTGTCTGAGTTAATAAAGATCTCTCCTTCTGGACTAAATCTTAACATTGGAGCCTCGGTATTTGATTCTCCAGACGTTACAACTAATCCGTCTTCGGGTGAGTGGTATATTCTTAAGTTTCTTTCGTCGTCGTAGACAAGTGAAATTACATTTTGAGGAGTTTCAGAATTCTCAAGTACCTCACTCTTAAGGGCACTATTCTGATCCACCTGGAACCAATACTCTGGGTGGTATATGTTACCATTATCGAAACGAACGGCTACAATGTCGCCAACCCTAGGAACTGAGTGTGCACCTACCTGATCGCGATTCATTGGAGTTGCCCATGGAATAGCCTCATCTGGTAAAAGGTCAAATTTACCAAACACCTTTACCCTACATCTTCCATTTAGAAGAGGATCTTCGTTATTAACAACCTCACCAATCCAGTGAGAGTCTCTAACGTTATCACGATATAACTCTCTAGTGGTTTCCATTATTTATGTACGTTTTGGTTGATTGGACCTTCATTATCTACCACGTTTGAACTACTATGTACGTTTTCTGAAGTTAAGCCTTCATTATCTACAACGTTTGAACCAGCATGGACGTTTTCAGAATTAAAATCTTCACTGTCTTGTGGTATTCTACCATATACGTTTCCATTAGGTACTGAAGATTTTTGAGGTACTTTATCGTGTACTTCTCCAAGGTTACCATCTCCTGAATTACCTCTACTTGTAGTGTTGACTCCGTTTAAGATGTTAGCAATACCATTTACTGATCCAGCGCTAAAGGCATCTTGAATCGTTGATGCTAAGTTAAGACCATGTACATTTCCAAGGAGTGCTCTTGCCTGTAAACTTTCAGTTGTTCTATCAATTACACCGCTTGCAATTCTATCTAGTTTTTCTCGTGCAACTTCACCAAGCATTTCCCCAAGAGTTCTATTTGCATTTGGTAAAGAATTGTTTCCATATTCTCCATTGTGCTTAGCTCTTTCGTAAAATATTTTAATAGTAGGTGTAGATACTTCTCCAGGACTTCTTGAAAGATCTGCAAATATATTGCTGGTCGAATCAATATCCCATGTACAATGTGCTAATTCAATTTGAAAGAATGGTTTTGCACTCTTAACACTATTATCATTGCTAACCACATTATTACCTCCGGCCTGTTGAAGCGCACTAAATGCCTTTGACGCAGAAGATCTAGAAAAATCTCTAACTTCTGAAACCCAAACCCACATTCTAAAGCGTCTTAAATTCTTTGGAATAACTTCAACCCATCTCTCAAAATCATATGCTGCTCTTTTATATAGGTCAATCATACCGGAAACAGTCAATTCGACAGTTTCTAAGCAACTTATTTCAATTGCTGGTTTATCAGCACCTCTCCAAGGTTCCTCTAAATTTCCATATTGCTGGACGGTTTCTACACCAGTAACACTTTGCCAAAACCAAGGCAATTCAGAATTTACTCTCTGTAAAATCTTTATGAAGTTTTCAAGAGCAGTAGCCCTTTCCGTATCTTTAACTACATTCTTTAAATAACTAACAGCTTCTCCATTAAATAGGGGAGACTCTTCGCTGTAATAATCAAACATGAAGAAAAACGTCAAGTACGTAGGATCCTCCGCTAGTTTATTGTAGCGAAAGCCCTTTCTAAAGTCTAATGTGGTCTTGAAATCTTGCATAGTTTAATTATTTATTCCCTTTAACCGCATTTAATCTTGCTGGCCAATCTCTTCTAAGTAGAGTAACTCGCTGGTAGAATTTACCAAGTTTCTTTTTATAAATTAATTCGATAGATTCTACAACATAGTAACCAGATGCAAATTGATCGAGTGCCTGATCAGGATTGTCTTCACCCTTTGGAACATCAATTGCCGAATCAGTAAACCCTTGTTTCTCTTTTTCTTTCTCTAGTTCTAGTGCCGGTTTAATAGTTTCAGTACTTACATGATACAGTAGAACTGGAATCTTTTGGAATCTATACAGTGAAGGATTAAATGATTCTAATGTAACAACCATTTTCATTCTCTGGGTATCTCCAAGGTTCATGCTATTGTTTAACTGTGCAAACACA